CTAGATAAAGGCGGCTGCCTGACTGTGAGGTGCCACGGGCGCATGAAGGTTTATTTTAGTGGCCAACGCTCCGCGAGGACCGCCTTGACCCCGTAGAGCGTATTTAAAGGCTACCGTATGTTCAAGCCCGTCTTTCGGCGTGACGATACGGGAATTTAGTAGGAAGACTGCACTCGGAGAAAGCTGTACAGATGAGTTTTCGGACGCGGGTTCGATTCCCGCCGCCTCCACCAAAATCATCGCTGGTCGAACACCGGGGGAAACGATTTTCATCTTCCCCTACGGCGTTTTATTGGCGTTAGAGATAACAACGAGCAAGCGTTAAGCCTGCTCGTTGTTAACGTATACACACGGACGCGCCCGGTGGCTCCGTATCGCGTCCGTTTTATTTTTGAGCATAAACCTAAGGGCTAAGTCGTAAAACGCGATATGGGAGATTCTGGGCTTGCCTGGGATTGAATAAATAGAAACGACCGGGCTGTTATACCCGGCCGGCGTTATTGACATTCTCCGCATTTTATGTTATTCTAAATTAGTTGTTAAAGATATGAGGGGATTGAGCTATGGGTCAAGTGTGCGTCAATATAAACGGTTACTGTGATGAACATCAGGAAGAAAAATATATTAGACTGGATTACGCTTCATTCAAACAACTCGGAAGCGCAGATACATATTACAGAAAAACAGGATTTTTCTGCGAAGACGCTTCAAGGGGATATTGTAAAAATGCAAACACTTGCCCTATTTATCAAGGTGCACCTGATATTCCGCCGGGGCGGTAAAAGGCCCGATACGCACTCCAACGCTTTCGGCCATACTGCCGACATTTTCGTAAAATAAATTACCCGTACAACCGCTTGACTCAAAAATTCGGCACCGCTCACACATGCTTACGGGATTAGCGATTCGCCCGTTTTTCATATCGTCTACAAAGCAAGCAAGATGCAGCATAGCGCAATATAGTTTTTCAGATTCAGTCATCATCAAAAAGCTCCTTCGTTTTTTATTATTGAGAATACGAGAAAAAGAAAAGGTATATAAAGCGTTTATCGATTCAGGTTGGAGTATCATGTCTACAGCATACCTACCACAGTCACCAAAAGACGATTCTCCGTGCAAACCCAGCACATATATTTTCGGCTGGACCAAATCGACGGCACCAATATACCCTATACGCAATTATAACGTAGCGTACTCGGTATTGTAAACGGCTTTTGCGGTGATAAAATTATTCTATCGCGGTGGTTATTTACAAATTCAATAGCATATGATATATTATAAAAAATTGAGTCCCCTGCGGCTAACAGAGGACTCATTCGGCTATCTTGCCGGGGTTGGCTTGATTGATATTTTTGCGGTTGGATTATCTTTCAATATCAATTCAAGTGCATATGGGATTATGGGCAACGAATAGGAATTATCCTTTTCGTTGCCCGTTTTTTTTTTACACTACGGCCGCTTGATATATTACCGGTCTATACGTGGGTTTAGGGATTGGTTTATTTCTTTCCTGCGCTACTTCAAGCCAAAGCTCTTGCGCAATTAAAACCTCGGCTAAGGCTTCCGCCGGCGTATCGCCGAACGCGCTGCAACCTTTCAAATCCGGTATGTCAGCAATAAAGCCCTCGTCCTCGTCGCTGTAAAAAACGTTGATATGATAGTAGTTATTCATTATTCGCCCTCCATTCGCAAATTGAATTTTTCAACAAAATTCAAAAATTGTTTTACTTGATACGGTTTCGCCTCACCCTTGTTATTTTGAATATTGAGTAATTCGGGAACGTCTTTATGCTCATACATATTATGGCTCCCGTTGCTTCTCACATACTCATAACCAAAGGCTAAAACTAAGGTCACAAAGTCATTATACTTAACATTTTTTCGGTTGTTAATAATCTGCGCTAAAAATTTCCTTTTATTCATAAGCGTTCATACCTTCCTGTAAACCCATTATAACATAGATTCCCCACTTTTTCAATACATTTTTCAAATTTCCCGCATTGGGGTCTGCGGTCAACCCCGGCAGACGTCCGCCGCACGGACATTTTTTGTTAATTGCTCTGCTTCCAAAGTAAATCAGCAACACATCTTTTCTTTCTGTTTGCATAATCGCGCACATCAAAATATTCATTCTCTGCGCCTTTTTCGATGTATACTGCTTGCTCGTTTCCGCTTTCTTTTACTATTGCCATTTTCTCAGTTCTCGTTAAAATGGTAACACCGAATCCCGCAAGATTGCCGCTGTTGGTTAAAGCGCTGTAAATTTTCCCGATTTCAAATACCTTATTCATTTTCATATCCCCCTATAATTTTTATTCGCTCGGCGTTGTCCGCCTCACATTATTATTTTACCGCGTTTAGTAAGTCTTGTATGCCGACAAAACAACCAGACTTTCGGCAAATTTCCTGTGCGCTTCTGCCGCAATACGCTTTTAGTCAACCAGAGCCATAGCGTCAAGACTATAATTAAGTTGCTCGAGGCCCGCCCTAAAAAATTTGTTTGCAAGACTGTTTTGGCATACTCCGAAGGTTTCGCCGTCAGCCAGCATAACGATTTTTGTTTTGCCGCAATTATATTTATTAAGAGAAAAAGCAATCGCGGCGGCAGGGCTCTTAAATGTGGTCATGTACGAGGAACCTGTGTAACGGGCGTATTCTTGATTAGTCATTTTCATATCCTCCTTATTCTCGGGGCAGCTCGTTGTCCGCCTCACATTTATTGGCAATCTCCGAAAACCATCCGTTCGCATGCGTCATTTCTTGAAAAACCGCTTAAAGCCGCGGATTTTTCTGCGAAATTAACGCTGCTCACGGGGTTTTCGGGGATTGCCTATTATTTTACCGTGTTTAGTAAGTTTCGGGAGCCCCCTTTTTTCAATTTTTCGCAACTCTGTGTACTTGCACGGGTTTACTATCTTCGGTAAAGAATAATCCGGCGGTACTGCACGGAAACAGTGCCGCCGGATTCATTTCAGCCCATTTTCAGGGGAATAGTTATCGGTGCCGCCCAGCCGAACGGCAAATCCAGCGCCTTGTAAATTTCAAGGAGCCCGTCCTCAAAATGCCGCCCCCATTCGCCCGAGGTCACCGTCCCGCGCGTCGCGTTGAAAATGTTTATATCGCGAATCACCTCAACCGCCGTGTAGCTCTTGAAGCTGTCAACGAAAAATTCGTGCTCCGTTTTCTTCGGCGCGTGGGTACTGCAAAAGGTTATCAGTAAATCGCAGCCGCATAGAATATCGAAAACGACTCTGTTTCTATAATAGCCGTTATCGTACCGGGTACAAGCCAATCCGTCAAACGGTTTATTGGGGCGGGACTTAGGATATTTAGGCACTAAGAATCACCACCCTCACCGACAAGCACCTTGCACTCCTCGCTATCGCCGTAATTCAAATTACATTCGTCGGCGAATCGGCAAAAATCACATAGTTTGTTTCTATGCGCGTAAAGGCTCTCTTTTATCACCTTCCACGCGATAGAAATTTCCAGGTGCTCGCGGTCCACCATTTTGTTATCGGGCGGCGGGATAGTACCGTCAAGGGTTTTAATCGCTTCACTCAGTCTCATTTTTCGTCACCCCCAATAATCTTAAAGGCTATAAGTATCTCGTTTGTCCTGTCTTTATAGTTGGTGTATTTGGCGCAAACGCCTTCCGCGTCAAAAGTCCATTCCCTTGCCGGACCCCATTCAAAATGTGAACCGAATCCATTATTGCCCGTGTTTATGTTGTTTTCCGGCTCGGCGGGTATAATCGAGTACAGCCCTCGTGTGTTAGCTTCCGTCACGCGCCGGATTTGCCCTATGCACTCCGGGCGGATATGCAGCACAATTTCAAACTCCACGCCCCGCCGGAGTGCCTTTTTCAGTTGGTTTAGATTCTTAACCATTACCATTTTCCTCCTTTTCAAAACCTTGTAGCACTGATACTTTATCAAGAAGTGTTGAATATTGCCCTGGGGTCAATGCTTCAAGCAAAGCCTCGGCGTTTTCAAATTTCGGACTCTCTACTGCGGAATATACGAGTGCTTTGCAAAATGTATAAGTATCCAAAGTCTTGATATTTGAAAACAATGAAGTTCTTGAGTGTGATTGTTGCAATTTCACAAACTCATTTGCATTAAGTTTCCGTAAAACAATAGGAAACGTAACGCCTTCAAATTTAATTGTTTTATCCATTGTCGGCTTCCTCCAATTCCTCAAATTTTGCGCGTCCCGCGTGTAGGTCGCAGAAGCACATACCCATTTGGTCGCCGTCAAGATATTCGCCGTTTTCGGTAAAAATCACCTCGACGTCATAATAACCCGACTGTTTATCATGCGACTCGACGGCCTTCATAATTGCGTCATTCATACAGATTTTAAGCTCCTCAATAGAATTACCGTCAACCGATATTTCTAAAGGGTCGCCGTCCGGGTCCTTTGCGTTGTATAGCAAAATTTCCATTTTAACCATTACCAGATTCCTCCTTGATTTGTTTTAAGATTTTCCGCTTGTAATAAGCCTTTGCCTGTTGGTTGGCAAGTCCGGGATTCTCTGCCCTATGCTTGCGCGAATATTCCGCCGCTTTACCGGGGCGCGCCAAGAGCCAAGCCCGGTCTTTTTCATATTTTACGCGTTTGCGGCACTCCTCCGAGCAATATTTATGTGCCCGAGACGTAAATTCGATTTTAGTCCCGCAAATTCTGCATATTTTCATAAGCTGCACCCCTCCTAAGCCCAAAACGGAGCTCCCGGACGTCCCGTATCGCGTTTTATTGATATACCCTATATGTTTCTATGCCTAATCCGTAAATCGCGATATGGGACGCCCGGGGCTTGTCCGGGCACGTTTTAATTTTCGCCCTCATTTTCCTCAGGGGTTAAAAGGTCTTTCGGCTCGCAATTAAGGGCGGTTGCGAGTTTTTGCGCCGTGCGGAGCATGATATTCTCAGGCTTGATTATTCCACGCTCTATTTGGTGAATCTTCATAAAGTTAACGCCGCTTTTCGCCGCAAGCTGTTTCAGCGTCAATCCCGCGTCTTTGCGTAATTTTGCCAGTCCCATTCAGGTCACCCCCCCTTATATGAATTTTCATCGGTCTTTCCTCCTGCGAATCATCAGAATTATTTGGATTATCGCGGCAATTAAAATCAGAAAACTAAAATTGCCGTAGTTGACGGCCTGGTCGATAAGCGTTATAATAAAATCCACTAACCGCCCTCCCCGAATAACGATAATTGTACCGGTTTATCCGGCGCTTTCGGGGTTTCCTCTTTCGGCTCCTGCACACCGTGTTTATCGAGATTGCTCACGCACCCGGACCGCCAGCGCCAACCGTGGACGATATAAACAGGAGTAAACCACCTGGACCATTCCTCCAGTGTTAGCGTGTTGCCGTGAATCACAACGGCCGGCACGCCGTAAAGTGCCAACTGCAAATAACACATGTGTACGCATTTCAGGTCAACGTCGGTAGCCGTGACGACAACCTGGGTGCTGTAATTCATTTCAGCGTCAAACATTGCCTTCAAGAACCCGAGCACCATGGCGCCGGAGCCGCAGCAGGGCTCGCATACGGTGATATAGCCTCGCTCTTTTATCGCGTCGGCGCTGTCGCCTAACGATATTGCGCCCATAAAATCGCATATGTGCTGAGGCGTGAAAAACTGCCCCTTATATTTGTTATGGAGCTCCAGCCCGTGGAATATCTGCCCGAGAATATCAACCGGCGCGTTACTCCAGGTTAATTCATAGGTTAACGCGTCAACCAGGTCGGCGAACATTTCAGGAAATAACTTTTGCTCGTCAGACTCATATTTGCCGATTGTTTCAAGGTATTGCTTTTCGCGTTTTTCCCATTCCTCGGAATTTTTCACGGCGCAGCTATTGGCTATACACAACGCGCCAAGCTCGACAAAATCGCCGAACACATTCCAAACGGAATACTTATAAGCGAGAGTGTTAATCGTTTTCAAAATCTTTTCTTTATGCGGATTCCTATTCATTCCAAACCTCCTCCCCGTGGGGTTTTGGCGTCGTACTGCCGAAAACCCCTTCTAACGCCGGAACGCGCCTTAATCGGCGCGCTCCATTGGGATTTCACATATTCCGCATATCAGGCTTAGCTCTGCTGTCGTTTTCACTTCCTGCTCGCAGGTCGGGCAGTAGTATTTGTGGGCTTTCGCGCGGTCGGACTTGGCCTTGCCCTTTTCAATCGTATGTCTTGCGAACGGCACTTCCAGCGCGTAGCCGGATTCGCGGAGCTTTTCGATAAACGCGGCGGTCGGGGTTGTTTCCGAGTGGCCTACCGTTCTGTTGTAGCCAATTTCCAGGTCGCGTTTTTCGCATTCTTCCTTAAAGAGCTTGTTGTGGTAGCGTCCGCCCTGGCAAGTCTCGTTAAGGTCATTCTCGCGGCAATACAGGTGGACCATTTCATGGAGCATTGTCGCCGCGGTGTTTTCGCTGGGCCGATTCAGGAACTCGGCGCCTAAGTTAATTTCGTAGTACGCGTCGCCTTCGCCCTCGACGCCCGAGCGCCATATCTTTTTAGTGGAGCAATGGCCGTATGCCTTCGGGGTAGACTGGACCGTTATTACCGGCCTCGCAAGCGCACCCTCAAAATAAACGCCGTTCAGCAGGTCAAACAACCCTTCGAGCTTGGCGACTATCGCGGACAGGGTAAGCGGAGCGGGCTGCTCGTCATTCTGGGGCTCCTGGGCTTCCGTGGCCGCTTCCGATTCCTCGGTAGGCGTTTCGTCAGGGGTATCAGCTTCGGGCTCGTTTTGGTCGTCCTGGGCTTCCGTAGGAGCGTCCTGGGATTCAGGCGTCTCGGTAGCCGCTTCAACAGGGGTTTCGGCTTCTACGATTTTCCACCAGCGCTTAAAAGTAGAGGAGCCAATTTCTTTTTCCTCGCCGGTTTCGGCGACTCTCAGCCGCACGGTGTTTTCCTTCGTCTCGATTAGCTCGGCCACCACGCCGGTATTCAGGTGCCTGTACATTGTGTTTTTCATTTTCATATCCTCCTTATTCTTTGGTCGGCTTGTGTGGCCGCCTCACATTTTTAATTTTATCGTGTTTAGTAAGTTTTGTATGCCGACAAAACAGCCAGACTTTGGGCAAATTTCTTATGCGCTTCTGCCGGGTTTACCGGGGTTGGTAGATTCCGGCGTCCGTCCCATACCCGCCGGGCTTTTCAAGTTTACAACACTTCAACCGAGTAGAGGCGGGGTTATTAACTATATGCGATTTGAGGATTTTGAGAGGAAATATATGCGTATACGCCCTAATACTCTCTAAATTCTCATTTTTATATAGTTTTATAGGTAAACTCGGTTGAAGTGTTGTAAAGTGCCTCAAAGCCTTATTCTACCTACCTTTTTTCAACAACCGACTCGGTTGTAAAGTGTTGTAAAGTGTTGTAAACTACCTCCGCAATAAAAACGGTTAAAGGTGCCGGTTGTACTTGTGCCGACTGTTATTTCCTTTTGGTTTTATCTCGGTTGTTTCAAAGACTCCGCCGTCGCGGTCTATATGGTATGTCCACGCGGAGCCGCCGAACTCGTTAAGTAATTGCTTGGCGCGGGTGATTGACAACCCGCTTATGGTGTCCTCGGATTCCGTGCTTACAAAGTGGCCGCACTCGCGGAACCCCTCGCCGGAAAAATCATAATGGCAACCCCGGCAAGAACACCGGGCAATTTCGCTGCAATCGCCGTTAATATTTTCGGCACCGTTCAAAAAGCGGGTATGCGCGTCCACGCTTTCGGGGAATTGGTAATAATGCAGTCTCATTGTGTGCCTCCCTTCTTCATTTGCTCTAAAAGATACTCATAAGAGCCGGCGTCCATAATTTTCAGATACTCCTCGCCGTTGTGCTTCACGGCGACGAGCCCGCCCATAATGCCGCCCTTTTTAATTTTCTTGCCCTTCGCCAAAACGAGCACGTCGTCGTAACTCAGTTTGTCCTTCGCTAAAATTTTTTGGTATTTACCGTTTCCCATTTTCATGCCCTCCTAAATTTTAATATAGCCGTTCAAAATATCCTTATGGAACCCTTCTAAGTCGCCCAGCAGTCTAAACTTGGTAAGAGACGCAATTTCCGCTAACTGTTTGCCGGTGTGCATGTCATAATCGTCGTTGGCGGCCTTCACATAGTCCTCAGCCCATTTTGTAAAGAAGTAGGGATTTTTCAAGGCGTCTACGCACATGTTGGCGACTCTCAAAAATTCGTAGGCATTGTGCTTATGTTCGGCTTTCAGCCGGCAGGTACACGCCAGTTTGCGTATTTCTTTTTGTAATGTAAGAGTTATCATTTATATACCCTCCAAACTTTTATTTGGCGTGTCCGCCTTACATTTATTATTTTACCGTGTTTAGTAAGTTTCGTATGCTGACGTAGCGCACAGACTTTCGGCAAATTTTCCGGCAGTACCGCACAGGAAGCTCGAAAATGGGTCTTGACAAGCCCTCGAAAATGTGTTATACTCAACGTAGTTGAGTATTTGGGCGGCTTTTCAGCCGCCCGGCTCATGTGGTCTTATTCCGAGAAGTTTATCCCGGTAAGACTTTCGTACTCAGCAAGGAGCTCTGCTAATTTGTCCTCAACCGCTTGTGGAAGGGTATGTTGGGACGCTTCATTTAGCAGGGCTTCTATTATGCCGAGCAGGTCCATAAAATTCTTCGCCAAGATTCTCACCTCCTCTCACACGCCGGCAAGAAAACAACGGCACAGCCAAAGCGGTACCGTTAAGCGTTTTCTTCCGTGCGCAAAATGTTCGTTGAGGCCGGCATAGGGTAAAAGCTAAATCGTGGCATTTTCAATACGCGCGATAAAGCCGGTCAACTCCGCAATTTTCATTTTGCTCTCTAAGTAGTCTTTAATGGCGGTAGTGTCAACTTTTACCTCCGCCTCCAGATTCGCGGCGCACTCCTCCGCCTCGCTAAGCGCGGTCCCGAGCGCGCACTTGATTACGGCCCATTCCGATAGTGTAAATTTCATAACCTTGTCCTCCTTCTTTTTAATTCAACCTGCCTCATCAGTACCGGGCGGTTATTCCGGCAGACGTCCGCCGCGCGGACGTTTCGGCTTAAGGTTTCAGTCCGAGGTCATTGCATATCATAAATAGCACGCCGTATTCTTTTTCAACCAGTCTGTATTCCTCGGTATCTTGCAAATGCTGTTTGCTTCCGTGCGTGTACTCAATAAGGGTATTTCTTATTTGCTGGTATTCGCCGAGCAGATAGCTCCTTGTGTTCCCGTTCATTTCATAAGTCATTTTCATATCCTCCTTATAATTACGTGGGCTTGTCCGCCTCACAATTATCATTTTACCGTGTTTAGTAAATTTCGTATGCCGACAAAACAGCCAGACTTTCGGCAAATTTTCCGGCAGTACCGCACAGAAACAGCCGGAAACGGCTTCCGGGCAAAGAAAAAAGCCGCCCCCGAAGTAAAAACTCCGAGGGCGGCAATTCCGGCGAACGTTCGCCGACTATTCCTTATTTCCTATAAAACGGCTCACCGCCGAGAACTCCCCGTTAGCCGCGACTGATACAAGAATCGCGTTAAGAGGGATAATCGCGTAGGCGGTCCAACTCTCAGCCGTACCCATAGCCGCGGTTGCAAGTGCAAGCACGACGGCGGCGACGGCGTAAGAAACGATTTGGGTGGGGACTTTCGCAAGCGGCTTCTTGATAAACTGTGTAATTATCGCGGTCGCCACGCTTGCGCCGGCGAATGTCGCCAACGTCTCCCAATTAAAAAATTCACTCATGGGCATTGTCCTCCTCTACTTCAAAAGCTGATTGACTCTTGCCTGTACCGCCTTTGCGTCATAACCCGCGGCGGTCAAGCGGTTTACTCGGTCGGCGCCGTTGCCCCAACGTCCGTTTATGACTTCCCGCGCTATCTCGTCAAGGGGCTTCAATGCCGGTTTTGCCGGTTGCGCCGGTGCCGCTGTGCCGATTGCCTTTATATGTTCGGACAGAACCCAGCCATGTACGCCGCCTTTATCCTCGCTTATGAGGTGATACTGGTTGCGCGCCTTCATAGCCGTTTGCGTAACCACGCATATTGATTTATTGCGGGTATGCGCGGGATTGGGCGTCGTTGAGGAAATATAAACCCCGCCTCCCGTAAACTCCACAATATCGCCAACCTTAAAATCGACTGTTGCCGGTTTTGCCGGAGTGGTAGGCGTTGCCGGTTGAGCCGGCACCGTTGTGCCGAGCCGCTTGTTTACCTCGTCGCAAATTGCCTGTAACCGAGCCTCAATATAAGGACCGGGGCAATTTGTGTTTGAGAAAAACTTGTGAATCGTCAATGACGCGTTGGGCGTTCCGTCAAAGTACAAGCCCGGTTGTCCGTTTTTCTGCTTGATTCCGGGATTGCGGCGGCAAATATCCGTAAGCAGATTGAGCATAGCCGTCCACGCCTTTTCGCCTATTTCCCATGAGGGCGCGGTTTTGCTGTTGGCGACTTCAAGCGTGATTGCTTTATGGTCGTTTGTGCCGCTGGATGAGGTCCACGGCCGGTTGCGCTCGTCAATCAACTGCCCGATTACGCCGTCATTTCCCACGCCATAATGCCAAGACGCGCCGCAGGAAGGGTTACGCCCCCAGCCTTGCAGATTCGCGCCGGTGATAACCCCGGCCGCGTGGTGAATGGTGATTTTTGATATGGGTTGATTGCGGGGTATGTTGCATTGTGTCGTCTTTAGCGTCGTTATCGTCGCTAAGCTGCTTCCTACTCTACTCATCGCCGTCGCCTCCCTTCCCGTTTTCAGATTCCGCGACAATGCCCTGGCAGTCGTCGCAAACGATAAATTGGTCCCCGTCGTCATGCGTTAAAAAGTCTTTAGCGCAAACGTCGCATTTTAATGTAACCATGAAAATTCCCTCCTTAATGAATGATTGCAGCAATAACGCCGCCGACAACCGCGGCCACGGCAAGCGATATAATCTGCGCTACTAATTTTCGCCATTTATCGGCCGGCTCTTTTTCAAGCACGCCAATACGTTCGCCTTGCGCTTTGAGTCCGGCCTCGAGCCGGGTCACGCTGTTTTCGATTCTGTCCGTCAGGTGCTTAACCTGCAAGGCCAAAGCCTCCACGTTGGAAGCGAGTTTGTGTACGCCCTCGATAATACGGTCGTTTTCGTCTATGCGCTTATGCGCCGACGAAAGTTTTTCCTGCATACCGGCAATTTCGCCGTTATGTTTCAATACCGTGGACATGAGTTGTTCAGTCGTCATATCCTACGCCTCCTCCGATTCCGTGACGTTTCCCAAAAGCGCGTTAACGTCGTTTTGAAGCGCCGCGGGAACGTCCCCGATTGTTCTAAGACCCTTTTTAATAAGGTCAGCATAAACTTTTGCCACTTTATTCACCCCCAATCATAGTTTCGTAGATTTCGACAAGTGCTAACTGCGTATGCGTCAACTCATCTTCGAGCGCACAATTTCGCTCGTATTGCTCCACGAGCGCAAGCTGCGCGTTGGTGAGTTGGTCGATAAGTCTTAGCGTTTCTTCCTCCCAAACAAGGTCCACGGTCGGCTTGTCGATGTCCTCCCGTCCGCTAACGTGATATATCTCGCCTTCGATAATCACGCCTTGCCCCTCGTTTTCGCCGCAGTGAACGAAAACGCCGTTAGATTGCAACTTAACCCAATTAAGCCGCATACCTGCCGGAAATTTTAGGCCGTCGCCTATTGCGTAAAACATAAAAAATCACATCCTTTTGAAGTTGTTAGAGTTATTTCGCTAAACACAGAACCCGAGGCAAATGCGATTGGCGGAGGTGGCCAGATTGCCCGTCGTATTAATGGACCTACCGTTATTATTGATAGTACAGAAGTCCATGGCGTTCTTAGTCATTGGTGAACGCTGCCACCAAATATAGACTGAACCTGTGCCGTTATTCTGTAACTTTATTCGGCTTGCGTTGTCGGTGAAGATCGGATATTGATCTCCTTCAGCAGCACCACCCATGGAAGCTGCAAATTCTGCGCCGCATAACTCAACTTCCGAGAACAAAAATATCTTCATTGTGTCGATGCGCATTGCTGTCGATGTAGTGTTGGCCGCTGTTTTTTTATTAATATCTTTGATTACGGCTCTTACATCATTCGGGAACATATCGAATAATTCACCATTTAACCAGATGCCCATTTCGCTGCCGATAAAGCTGTTAGCGGCTGTGTTTGTTGCCTCCATGCGCCGACCACCGTTTGCGTTCAAGTCCGAGGCTGTCATAAGTCCCTTCATGCCGAAGGTGATTCCGGCCTTGCGTCCGCCCGGTAGGTCGTCGTGGTTAAAGCCGTAAATCTGCATTGTGACAGGTTGATTCGCGACGCCGGATAAAGTGCCGTTAAGGTTGAAGGTTATCTCGTCGCCGACGCTCCAATATAACGGTGCCCTTCCCGATTCGGCGATTGCGGCTATTCCAGCCCAGCTATTTTCCGCAAGCGTGTTTGATACGTTATCGATAAACACGTAATACAGGCCGAAAAATGTTGAGGTCGTAACCGTCCGCGCTTTTCCGTCGCAGGTTATCGTGTATGTCGTGTTTGCGTTCGGCACCGCTACGCCGGCTGATAAAGCGGCGGGCACCGTGCCGTTATGTGTCGCCATGCCGCCGCCCGTAACGCTAAACGCTTTACCCTGTAGGGCTTTATCAAAGTTTATCCAGAGGACAAACTGCCCGGCCGCCGCGGTCGCCGCCTGTACAAACGCCGTCGTTGCGATTTGCGTGGTATTCGTCCCCGCCGCCGCGGTTGGAGCGGTAGGCGTTCCTGTGAGGGCCAACGATTCTAAACTCGCCTTGCCTATTTCCAAATTGCCGCCGTTTGTGCCGATATAAATTTCGTTTACATCAGTACAAAGGGCAAGCTCGCCTACGGACAGCACCGGCAAATTTGCCTTTATGCCGCGCCGTATTCTAATAAGATTCGCCATGCTAAAATTCCCCCTTTCTTAAAATGTGCCTCCGTCGATTGTATTGACTTGTGCCTGTAACTTTCCAAGCGCAACCTGAACCGTGTCACCCGTGGCGATTGCGGCATTTGTCAATGTCGGCGCGGCGATTGTCGCCCCTTGCACCATTGAATTTTTCTGTGCCGCTGTATAAGCGGTGGGAACACCGTTCGCCGCAAAGTAAACGGGTAACGTGGTGGAACCGATTGCCGTTGTGCCGATTGTGCCGATTCTCAAATTCGCCTGTGTGAGTGCCGTCGGAACTCCGGCATTGAGATACACGGGCGCGGTTGTACTTCCTACCGTCCCCGCTTCGTTTACCGTCCCGGCCGTGCCCGAGGAAGTGAGTAATTTACCCGACGTGCCCGCCGCAATGTTATTTTGTTTACCCGACAACGCCGATATAAGGCCGTTTACCTTTTGCCGCAACCAGTTAAAATGCGCTATCAATGTTCCTGTTTTGGCGGCGGTGTCTGAGGTTGTATTTGTCGCGGTGTCGGCTGTGACTGTGAGGCTCGCGGTTTTCCAATCTTCATTCGGAACATTCGCCAAACCAACGTCCGCTTTTGCAAGGGTGACGACGCCCGTTTTTCCTGCAACCGATTGAACGGGGCTCTCAGGATTTAAGAGTTCCTGCCAATTAGCAAGCGTGGATGAGGGGGCGGCCGTCAAAATGTAGCATTTATTTAGGTCTGTTCTAACGGCAATATCGCCTGTTTCCGCATTCGATAACGCAAGCATTGCCGCCTGTGTTGCTACGACAAAAGTGTCGGTTATCGCAAGGGCGGGGAGTACGGCTTGATTCAATTTCCCGTTTGCGTCAAGTATAGGGACGTTGCCGGTCGCGGTCCCTGTATTCGCTGCGGCCGCTGTACCTAAGTCGGTTATTTTGGCGCGGGTCAAGTTTGGAATATCACCCGCCGCCAGTGTCGCGCCCGCCGTAACCCGGCCTTTAGCGTCAACGGTGACTTTTGTGTGCGTTCCGGCCGTTACGCCGCTATTGGCAAGCGTGGCGGCGATTGGCGCGTTTGCCGAGCCGTCAAAATTTGCGCTGCCCGTCACGTCCCCGGTGAGAGATATAGCGCGGGGCGTTGTCAGTTTATCGGCGGTTTCTGATTTTCCTGTTTCGTCAGGGTTAATCAAAACCTTGTTTGTACCGTCGCCGATGTAGAGCTTGCCTGTGTTTAGGACAAAAGCCGGCTCGCCGGCTTCCAGGGTGAGACTCGGGAAATTATCGCTATTTCCCCTTTTGAGTTTGAGTGTTTGTGCCATGATTGCATTCTCCTTTTTTAATTAAAATTTACCGCCGTCGGCGGCGAAGGGCTCATAATCTTCAAAGAACGTGCCGCCGTCAATAGGGATTCTGCCTATCAACAGTGAAATTTTCGCGTCCAGCGCGTCATGCGTGACAAAAGCGTTTTCCGGGCACTCGATAACAACATCCGAGCGCATAGAAAATATCAGCGTGGTACAATACTCGGCCAAAAACCCCGCGACTGTATCTTTTGAGGGTATCATGTCGCCGGTTTCGTTTTGCGCTATGAAGTATAAAATCGGCGCGCCGCCGTCCACGCTAACAAAAATGCCAAGCTGATTCAAAGTGTACCCTGCGGCCTGTTCGCTGTTAGACAGTTGGAGCCGCAGCATACGTTTATTGCCGAGTTTGCCGTCCTCGATAATGGGTAAATTTTGCACCGGATTTTTCAAGGACGTTTGCCCTTGAAGCGCGTCGGGCGGCACGGTCCCCGTTCCTGCCCAGGCCGACACAATGGCTACCCTGTTATCGTCGAGCCCCGCGAGTATCGCTAAGCCCTGTTCGGTTATTGTCGTTTGCCAACTCATTTTTCCATCACCTACCTCTTAATTTAGTGTTGTTCTCTGGTAAATCGATATAGCCGGCGCTATTCCGATTTCGCCGTCAAGGTTATAATTAAAATGCAAATTCAGGTCCAGTATAACCTTGCGGAAATAGCCGATTCCCCCTTTTCTGTTGCGGACGTCAACATGGGCGGCCGGTAAATCGCGCCGCATAGTCATTTTAAGAGAGAGGTGCGCCGGGATTCGGCCGCTAAGCAGGGAGTAGCAGTCGTTTACGTTGAATTTAGCGCTGTCCTCTCGGTTAATGGCAATATGGATTGCCCCGCCGATAAGCTGCACCTCAATTTCACCGTCAACGAATACCGATATTAGCTCTTTTATTTGCCGCTGCCCTATGCGTCCGCTGCCGATAATAAACGCCTTTATAACGTTACGCCGTTCAACCAGAGTGCGGGGGCCGTCGTATACGATTCCGAAAAACTTTTCGAGCTTTGAAATTGTCTGCGCGTCGGCATAATCGATAAAGTTATTATCAATCGCCTGTATGATTCCGGCTTGTATGTCGTCCGTGTGTTTGCCCCATACCCGCCAAAGTGCGTCCATTTCCAAAACTTCCCTGTACCAAACAGGGTACCAGGTTTTTATTTCCTCGTAGTTATTCGGCCAGGCGTTTTCATACAATAGCATTTATCGTCACCTCCCCGCACGCGGCGACTTGCCTGTCCGTTAGCTCCACGTTTGCGGCGGCGCCGTTTAGCGTGAGGTCTGAATAATCCACTAAACCCGGCAAGCCGTAAAGCAACGAACTCACCGCCGACGCGCGCACGATTATCGGTTGGCGCTCCGGCGTTGTGAGTACAAGGGTTTTCAAAAAGTCCGTAAACGCCTCCGTAACGTCAATTTTAAGCTGGTCGGCCGTGTAACCGGGTCTAAGCTCGGCCGAAAAGCTAATATCGATATTGAGTCTGTAGGGCGCTACCGCCGCAAAGTGCGCGCCGATATTCGCCGCGCCGTCGCCGAGTCCGTCGCCTACAGGGAAGGGCTGCCCCTCGTATTCGACGGTTATGTCGAGCGTCATGGGGTCAATGTACTCCTGCACCCTGTCAACTATCGCCTGGACTGCCGGAAGGCCGTCCGTTCCGATAATAATACCCAAAACGGTGTTCTCGCCTGCGAAAAGGGGAATAATCCTCGCGCGCCCCACGCCCGCAACCGATTCCGCCCAGGTTTTATAATGCTGCCTGTTTCCGTTCTCGGCCGGTCCCGCGATTTTTTCCATAATACGGTCGCGGTAATTCTCGTCCGATTCGGTATTGGAGCCGGGCTCGATAAGCTCGCCGAAGGTTGAAGTCGCAAGCCCGGAAATATTATTGACGGGTATAGCCGCCGAACCGGGTAAAATGTTGTTGCTTATTATGCCGGGCGTTTCCGCTTCAAGATAAAGGGATAAATCCTCATCTTTTTGCCGCAAGGTGAAATATAGGCCGTCGCTGAAAAACCGCGCGCCTATTTCCGGTCCCGCCGTGCCCGTCCATAAATACTCATACTGCGCTACGGTTGCGGGAAGCCGTATAACCGCGTATTCCGCGCCTCGGCGGTCAAGGTATTCGTCAACCGCCGTCGTGACAAAAACGAGGTCAAAGGCAAAACGTAAATCCGCGTAATACTGCGCGATTTTAGCGCACGCCGCAGCAACCGCGTCGTAAAAAATACCGCCTTGCCTAAGGTCCACATCAGGCGGGGCGAGGTCAAAACATTCCCGCATAATGTTTTCGTATGTCCTGTCCTCAAACAATTAAATCACCTCCTCCACGACGGACACGCCGAATATCGTATCTGCCTTGAATTTTATTCGCGCGTATTCTCTGTCAAAAGACAAAGAAAAATCGTATACATCGAGTATACGACTGTCTACGAGCAGCGCGTCCTTCACCAGCCGCGGCAATTCCGTTTCTATATATTCGCTTGAAACGTCGCCGGCAATGATTGTTTGCTTTATCTCGCTTCCGTATTGGTTATCATAAATCAGACAACGGAAGCGCGGCGTTAGCAGCGTTTTCTTTATAAACTGGTTAGCCGCGTCCAGCCCGTCGGTGCTTCCTGCCGCGAATATACGTCCGCGCGCAAAGTCGAGCCGGTATGTTCTGGAAGGCTGTTCCTGCTCCTGTTCTACTTCCGCAATGGGAATAGGAATAATTACGCTCACCGCTACACCTCCCGGTCCAAAATGTAATATTTCTTGCCCTGGTTAAAACTTAAAATATAAACCGATTCGCCGACTTTCAACGCGTTATACACTTTAATCGACGCGCCGAAAATATTAAACGTGGCGAGGTTGTTTACATGGTCGCCGCCCGCTCCGATTCCGGGGTGGCTGTGCGCGCCGTCGTTTCGCGTTTGGCTGTTAATCGTGCCGTCGCCGAGGGTTATATCGCATTTTGTCGTGTAGTCGGACAAATGACGCGGCAAGCAAATAATATTTCCGTGGAGTATCATTTTGTCGTCGTTCACAACCTGTATTTTCAAAGGCGACGCCGATATAACTTTTCCCTTGACAATCGCCATTGATTCGGGTACCATGTTTTGTATAAGCTCTTTCAAACTGGTTTCTTCTTGTATTTTCATAAGCGCCTCCTTAATGCTTGCCAAAACCTCCCATATCGAGCTTTACCGCTTACGAGGGTAAAGCTAAGGGCCTAAGCCGTAAAACGCGATATGGGACGCCGGGGGCTTACCTGTGCGCGTTTATGCCTTGCTCACCAGGTTAGCGTCAACCCAGCCGTAAACATTGCTGTCCCCGCTCACATTCGTATAGGCTCCGCCGATGAGGTGGTACGGATGAGCCGCACCCTTAGCGATAAGCGTACATCTCGCAAGCCCGCCCTTCCGCGTTCCGCCCGTGGGACTTGACGCGGTGGAACTCACATAATGAGGACCGCCCGCAAAGTTGACAGTATCACCCGCCTTAATTTCCTCGGCCGGTTTATCCTCTTTAGGCGCCGGTTTCGGTACGGATAAATCCCCGGCAAGACTTAGCTTTAATTTCATGCCGTGATAACGGCCGTCAAAAGTATGGGTATCTTCCTCGACATAATACGTCTTAGAAATACCCAGCGGCTTTATAATCAGGAAAATACCGACGCCGGTTATAATTTCCGCCTGTCCCAGCGCCGAGACGCTTAGGTTTTGCGTCGCCTTGTTATTTTCCGCGAGGGTTGTGTTCACAAGGGTATTCAACTGCGCCGCGTTCATCTCGTCGTTAATCGGCATAACGTCCTGAAATACGCCGATTTTCTTTTCAAGCGCCGTGTCCGACGCCTCCGCTAAAACCTCACCTTCTTTGGATAGGAGCTTAATACGCGTCTTGATTTTCTCAATGCTTTTCGTCTGCGTGTAGTCCTCCAAATTTACGCCGGTTTCGACTACCCATTGCAAAATGTTTTGCCGCCGTTCAATCAAACTTAATTTATCGCCGGCACATTTAGGGTAGTAGCGAATCCCCGTAGCCTCAAAGGTGAGGGACAAGGCGTCCGCGATAACGTCCCAGGCGGTCGTCTTAGGCTTCGGCAATTCCGGGATATTGTAGCCGGTATCGGTTACGGCGTCGTAGGGTATGCCGAATCGCTTGCAGCGTTCCGGCGGCAAAGGCGGGGAGCAGTCGGTTTTCGTACCGCAGTTTCTTGGCTTTGTAGTATGCGTGGTATGGGGTCTGCTGCAACATTGACCGCCCTCCTATCCTTTGGGATGCAAAATTACAATTACTATTATAACATTTCACACGCTCATTTTCAAGAGGTTTCGGCAATTCAGATTTATAAATATCGGCACTATGCAGATAAATTTAATTTGACACTTGATTTATTTCGCAGAATCGGTGTATAATATAACCACCGCAACACCAAATTGATGGAGGTAAGGAAATGTCAGATGCAAGAAATTATCAGCAAATCAGCGTAGACCTGCTCGTGCCGTTCAACGACCACCCGTTTGAGCTTTATGAGGGACAGCGGCTGAACGACATGATCGAGAGCGTCCGTGCCAACGGTGTCATCACGCCCATAATCGTGCGTCCGATTGAGGACGGAAAGTTTGAAATCCTGTCAGGACATAACCGAATAGCGGCGGCGAAGGACGTGGGGCTTGAGTCTGTTCCGGCAGTCGTGCGAGAGGGTTTGACCGACGAAGACGCCATGTTTATCGTGACTGAAACCAACCTCATACAGCGTTCTTTCGCTGACATGAAGCACAGCGAACGCGCCGCCGCCATCGCCGGACATTATGCCGCCATGAAGAGACAGGGTTATCGCGCGGACTTGGTTGGCGAGGTCGACACCATAACTTATTCGCCAGTGGCGAATAAGTCGAGCATGGGTAAATTGGGCGAACAATACGGGCTTTCCAAAGACACAATACATCGTTATCTTCGCGTGAACGGCCTAATTCCGGCGATAAAAGTGCGTCTCGATAGCGGCGAAATCGCTCTGCGCGTGGCGGTCACGCTGTCTTATTTGAAGAAGCCGGAGCAAGAAACGGTCGAGCGGCAGATTAGCAGAGGCAAGAAACTGACCATCAAAATCGCCAACTTGCTCCGTGACGAATCTCAAAAAGACGAGTTGACAAAAGAGTTTATTAAGCGTGTATTCGAGCCGGGATACTTCCCGACAAAGATTAAACCCGTGAAACTCAGCGGTAAGTTTTTGGCGGACTATTTTGACGAGAGTGCAAGCACGGACGAGATTGAAGAGACGATGAAGGAAGCATTGAAGATGTATTTGAATAAGTGA